GGTCGCGGTGATGATGCTCGGCGGGTTTCTCGTGAAGGGAGGTCTCCGGTGAAGACGAAGAAGCGAGTCGAACGCGAGAGCCGAGAGGCGGCGCGCGCGGTACTCTCGAAGGGCGCGCCGATGGTGGGCCGCCGGAGGGCGGTGATCGAGTGGCTCAAGACGCGCCCCGCCGCGCTCGAGTTCGCGAGGGCGTACCTCGAGATGAAGGACGCGGGCGAGACGGAGTGGAGTTCGAAGATGGTCGTCGAACACCTCCGGCGCGAATTCGGCTACCCGTTCCAAGACGATACCCGGTTCCTCGACCGAATCAGAAAGGGACTCACGTCGTGAAGAAGTCTAAGCCGAGCGCCCGCGAGATCCTCGCGAAGAAGATCGTCACGGACGAGCAGGCCCTCGCCTCCGACCGCGCGCGGCACCGCTTGAAGACGAACGAGCGCGAGCGTCACAAGGTGGTGAAGGCGCTCGAGCGCGAACTCGCCACGGCGGCGACGCGCCAAGAGTACCTCGACGCGCTCGCGTCGGCGCCGGACCCGGAGCCGTTCAAGATCGAGAAGCGCCGGGGCCAGAAGCGCGGAAACGCGGCGACCTACGTCATGGGCGCGTCCGATTGGCACGTCGGCGAGCGCGTCCGGCCGGAGGCCGTCGGCTTCAAAAACGAGTACGACCCGGAGATCGCGGCCGAGCGCGCCGAGCAATTTTGGTACTCCCAACTTCTCATGCTCGGCGCCGCGCGCTCGGCGTGGGACATTCGGGACGGCGTCCTTTGGCTCGGCGGCGACCTCATGACGGGATACATCCACGAGGAGTACCTCGAGGAGAACTTCCTCTCGCCCGTCGAAGAGGCGCTCCTCATTCACAAGCTCGTCTCGTCGGGGATCAAGACGCTCCTCGCCTCGTCCGACCTCGAGCGAATCCTCGTCGTCACCTCGAACGGGAACCACGGCCGCACCGGCCAGAAAATGAAGATCGCCACTTCGGCGAAGAACTCTTTCGAGTGGCTCGCCTACCAGCATCTTCGAATGGCGTTCGCCGACGAGCCGCGGCTCACGTTCCAAATCGGGACCGGGTACTCGAACGTCGTCGACGTCTACGGGTACCGGGTGAACTTCCACCACGGCGACATGATCGGCTACGCGGGCGGCATCGGCGGGACCACGATCCCGGCGAACCGCCGAATCCAGCGCCGCGCGTCGGGCCTTCCGCCACGCTTCGAGGGGACGCCGCTCGGGCCGACTCACCTCGACGTCTTCGGACACTTTCATCAACTCCAATTCCCGAAGAGCTTCGTCCAGAACGGGAGCCTCATCGGGTGGAACTCGTTCGCCGAGGCGATCGGATGCTCGTACGAGGACCCGCAGCAAGTCTCGTTCGTGATCGACGAGCGGTATCGGGTGGTCTCGAACTTCAACCCGATTCTCGTCACGAAGCCGAAGAAGTGGGCGCGGAGCGGGGTCGCGTGATTCCGTTCGGAGCGGAAAATTTCGCGGCCGCAATTTGCGGTCCGAGGTGACGAGAAACGTCACTTTTCTGGGTCGAGGCTCGCGCTCGTCGCGCTAGAGCCCGGCACGCGGATTGCACTCTTCCCCGGTGAAGCAGCATCTCGCCGCGGGGGTGGTTCGTGAAGGTGAAGAACTCGACGGTCTACCGGACCGCCGCGCTCCGGCGCTTCCTGCGCGCCGGCATCGTGGCGAACGGGCTCGACCCGAAGGGCTACCGGGTCCACGTCGTCCCGTCTCGCCACGGGCAGCATTGGGGATGCGCCTACCTCAACTCGAGTTGGGTCAAGCTATCCGTTCCGAAGGGGAAGCTCGACCTCGCCCAACTGGCGCGCGTGTTCGACCACGAACTCGCGCACAACCGAGGGTTAAACCACGTCGACATGGACGTCGACACCTTATGGTGCAAGGGCCCGGCGCCGGAGTGGTCGACGAGCTTCTCGGTCGAGGAGTTCGAGCCGACCCCGGCCGAGCCCCCGATCCCGGTCGACCCGGCCGCGCGAGCGGCGGTCCTCGCGTTCAAGCGAGCGAAGATGGTCGAGCGCCGGGAGGCCCGGGCCCGGGAGGCCCTCGCCCGGTGGGAGCGGAAGAAGAAGAGCGCCGAGCGCCTCGTCGCGAAGTACCGGCGAGTCGTTCGGGGTTACGAGCAGCGCGCCGCGGCGCGCCCCAAGGTGGAGTCATGAGCGAGAAGGGAATCCGACGCCTTCAAGTGGCGACGGGCGCGACGGTCGCGCTCGTCCTCTTCCTAGCCGGCGCGACCGACCCGAACTTTCGGGGGTCCGTGGTGGCCGTCGCGGGGGCGGTCGTCTTCGTCGTCCTCGTGGGCGCCCCGGGCGCGATCGTGGCGGTCGCGCTGCGCCGGCTCTTCTTCGGTCGAGGTCCCCGGTAGGCCGGGGGGTCTTGACCTTTCTCTCGGGCCGGGCCATGATGCGCCCGCCCACGAAGGGGGTTCCGTGCCGAGGATCCGATACGTCGCGAAGTCCTTCTCCGCGGCCCACCTCGAGGCGATCGAGCGGGCGAACGCGATCATCGACGAGTACCGCGCGCAGGGGTTCACGCTCACGCTCCGGCAGTTGTACTACCAATTCGTCGCGCGCGACCTCATCGCGAACAAGCAAACCGAGTACAAGCGACTCGGCGGGATCGTCTCCGACGCGCGCCTCGCCGGGCTCCTCGACTGGAATTCTATCGAGGACCGGACCCGCGAACTCGTCGCGAACTCGCATTGGGACTCGCCCGCGAGCATCCTCGAGAGCGCGGCCGAGAGCTACGCCGAGGACAAGTGGGCCGGCCAGAAGTGGCGCCCGGAGGTTTGGATCGAGAAGGAGGCGCTCGTCGGCGTGGTCGAGCCGACGTGCCGAGAACTCGACGTCGCCTTCTTCGCCTGCCGCGGGTACAACTCGCAGTCGGAACAATGGGTCGCGGGCCGGCGCATGGGCGCGCGCTACCGAAACGCGGCGAACCCGCAACGGACGTTCGTCCTCCACTTCGGGGACCACGACCCGTCGGGCCTCGACATGACGAAGGACAACCGCGAGCGCCTCGAACTCTTCGCCGGCGCCGGCGCCTTCGAGCTTCGTCGGCTCGCCCTGAACCGGGACCAAGTCGACGAGTACGATCCCCCGCCGAACCCGGCGAAGACGACGGACTCCCGTTTCGAGGCGTACTCCGCGGAACACGGCGACGAGTCGTGGGAACTCGACGCGCTCGAGCCGGCCACGATCGCCGACCTCATCCGAACCGCCGTCCTAGAGGTCCGAGACGAGGACCTTTGGAACGAGGCGCTCGAGGCCGAAGAGACGGCGCGCGAGCGGCTCCGAGAACTCGCCGAGCAGGAGGCCTAACGTGGCCGGGGGCCTCGGAAACGGGCGGAGGAGTCGACCCCGGTCCAAGGTCGCGAACGCTTGGAAGGCGTCGCTCTCCTCGCAAGGCGCCGAGCGGATCGCGGTCACGCTCTACAAGCTCGAAGAACTAAACTCCTCGACGACTCTCAGGCTCGACGTGGTCGGCGCGCGTCGTTTGTCCCACGCGCTCGCCACCTTGGCCGAAGAGGCGGCGCGGCCGTGAAGCATCCCGGCGGCGTCGAGCGGAACTACACGGTCGAGTCTCACGACGAGGCCGGGCTTCTGACGATCCGCGTCGGCGCCGACCTCGTCGACACGCTCACGGACGCGCGCGAGTGGGTCGGGGACGCGGCGGCGATCCGGCCCGGCGGGCTCTTCGACCACTTCCGCCCGGCGGAGAAGGCGATCCTCCGCTCGAGCATCCGGGCGAGCCGGCCGCGCCGCCGGCGCGCCGCGCGCGTCCTCGGGTAGGCGCGTGCCCCGAGTCCGCCGAGTCCACCTCGACTTCGAAACCTTCTCCTTCCTCGACGTCCGAAAAGTCGGGGGGTGCCGCTACGCCGAGGACGACTCGACCGAGCTTCTCTGCGCGGCGTACGCGCTCGACGGCGGAAAGCCCCGGCTTTGGACGCCCGACCACGAGGAACCCCGCGAACTCTTCGAATGGATCGAGGACGGCGCCCTCGTCCACGCGTGGAACGTCGAGTTCGAGATTCCGGTTTGGCGGGAGGTTTGCGAGCGCCGGCTCGGCTGGCCGAGGGTTCCGTTCGCGCGCTGGCGCGACACGGCCGCGGTCTCCCTCGTCCACGCGCTCCCGGCCAAGCTCGAGGACGCCGGCCGCGCGCTCGGCCTCGAGGTCCAGAAGGACCCGCGCGGGAAGCATCTCGTGAACAAGCTTTGCAAACCTCGCCGCCCGAGCAAGGCGAACCCGGCGACGAGGTGGACCCCCGAGACCGCGCCGAAGGACTTCGAGGACCTCTACTCGTACAACCTCCGCGACGTGGAGGCGGAGCGCGCGGTCGGCGACGCGCTCCCGGTCGAGGACCTCTCGCCCCGCGAGTTGGAGGTCTGGCGCATGACGCTGCGCGCGAACCTCCGGGGATGGTCGATCGACCGCGCCGCCGTGGCGGGGATGCTCGACCTTCTCGCGCGCCACGAACGCGAGCGCCTCGCGGAACTCGCGAGGGTGACGCGCGGGGTGGTGACGACCGCGCGCCAAACCGACCGCGGGCGGAAGTGGCTCCGCGCGAAGGGGCTCGACCTCCCGAATATGCAAGCCGAGACGGTCAAGGAGGCGCTCGAGCGCCGCGACGTGCCGCCCGTGGCCCGGCGCTTCCTCGAGATACGCCGGGAACTCGCGCTCTCGAGCGTCGCGAAGTACAAGGCGATGGCGGCCCGGGTTTGCCGAGACGGGACCGTGAAGAACAACCTCCTCCACCACGGCGCGTCGACCGGGCGCGACGCGGGTCGAGGGATTCAGATTCAGAACTTCCCCCGGAAGTCGATCGCGAAGGACCAAGGCTCGGTCGAGCGGGCGGTCGCGATCCTCGAGCGCGACAATCCGGCGCGCGCGGCGCGGCTCGTTTGCGGGAGCGTGCCCCGCTACGCGTCCGAGATGCTCCGGCCGATGCTGCGCGCCCGGCCCGGGAAGTACCTCCTCGCCGCGGACTTCTCCTCGATCGAAAACCGGATAACGGTCTGGTACGCGGGGTGCCTCTACGGCTTGAACCTCTTCCGCCGCGGACTCGACGAGTATAAAATGTTCGCGACCCAATTCTACTTCGGCGACGTGATCGAGCCGGACTTCGTGGAGCCCCCGCCCCACTACGCGGACGTCGACGACGCGCAACGCCAGCACTCGAAACACGCCGTCCTCGGGTTTTGCTTCGGCATGGCGGAGAAGACGTTCGTCGCGCAGGCGGCGACCTTCGGCCAGAAGACGACCGAGGCCGAGGGCAAGAAGTTGAAGGACTTCTATCGCGACCTCTACGCGGAGGTCGTCCAACTTTGGCACGGGCTGAACCGCGCCGCGATGCGCGCGACCCGGGACGGCGGCCGCGTTTGGTTCAAGCGGCTCTCGTTCGAGAAGCGGGACGACTTCCTCTACATGCGCCTCACCTCGGGCCGCGAACTCGCCTACTACCTCCCGCGCGTGATGCTCGTCGACACGCCGTGGGGCGAGCCCCGGCCCGCCGTCACTCACATGGGCTACACGAAGAAGCGCCAATGGGCGCGGCTCAAGCAAACCCCCGGCCGCTGGACGGAGAACGCGGTTCAGGCGACCGCCCGCGACGTCCTCATGTCTTGCTCGCTCGACGCGCAGGAGGCCGGGTACGACCAAGTCGGCCGCGTCCACGACGAACTCGTGAGCGAGCGGGACCGCGGCGAGGGGAGCCTCGAGGAGTACGTGGGGTTGATGAAGAACCCCCATTGGATCCCCGCGTCCGGGAAGCTCGGGGTCCCGATCGTGGCGGAGGGGTGGGTCGGCGAGAGGTACCGAAAGTGATCGTTCCCCGGTCGTCTAACGGTAGGACCGGAGGCTTTGACCCTCCCGATGGTGGTTCGAATCCATCCCGGGGAACCACGCTCGACCCGTCGCCGATCGTTCTCGTCGGGGAGGCGCCGGCCCGGGACGAGTCCCGGTCCCACCTCGACGTGGTCCTCGCCCTGCGGTCCCTCGGGAAGTTTCCGCCCGGCGGCCGGGTCTCGCTCGTCCGGGACGCGACCTACCTCCACCGGCGCGCGCCGGCCCTGCTCGAGTTCGTGGCCCGGACGGTACACGTCAACCTCCTCGAGGAGTGGCCGGGGCCCGGCCGGAAGGGGTCCGGCTTCCCGACGGGCCCGGCGCGCGAGGCTGCCCGAGGAGCGGCGATCGCGTGGCGGTCGGGGGAAGCGGTCCTCCGAGGGGGCCTCCTCGTGGGGCGCCCGCGCCTCGCGTTGCTGGCGGGCCTCCGAGTGGCCGGGGCGTTCGGGATTCGGGGGGTCCCGTACTTCGAGCCCCTCGAGGCGGACTTCGGGAGGGTGGCCGTGGTCCCCCACCCGAGCGGGGTAAACTTGTGGCTCAACCGCCCCGCCAACCGCCGCGCCCTGCGCCGTTTCTTGGAGGACCTCGCGAAGTGACCCGCGCCCTCGCCTCGCTCGCCGTCCTGCTCGTCGCCTGCGCCGGAACCCCGCTCGGGGTCCGCCCGAGTCGGGTCTCGATCCATTACAACGCCACGGACGACCCCTTCAACGGCGCGGCCGTGGGGAACGGAGCGGGGGTCGAGGTCGAGTTCGAGTTCGTCTACCCGGACGAGCCCCCGAGCGAGGAGGACCCGGCGCCGCGCCGGGGTCCCCGGTGACCGGCGGGCTCGGCGACGCGATCCGATACCTCCTCGACCTCGCCCTCGAGTGGTGGCCCGTCCGGATCGTCCGAGAGTGGGAGCAGGGGATCCGGCTCACCTCCGGGACCATCGGGCCGGAGGTCTTGACCCACACGAACGGGCCCCTCCCCGGCCTCCGGGGCCTTCACTTCTTCTACCCGAAGCTCGGAGAGGTGATCGTCCACGAGTGCAATTGGGAGGTCGCCGAGACCACCCTTCAAACCCTCGTCACGAGGGACGGCCACGCCGTGACCGTGGGGTTCGCCGTTCAATTCAGGATCCACGACCTCCGCCTCTACTATCGGGGGGTCCACGACCACGAGGCGACCGTCCTCGAGGCCGTGCGGGGGGCGGCCGGGGCGACCGTCCCGACCTTCGAGCTTTCGTCGCTCTCGGGCGATTTGGCGGCCGCCATGCTGGCGGCGTCGAAGGCCTCCCTCCGGGGATGGGGGCTCGAGGTGAAGTACGTCGTCCCGACGACCCTCGTCGCGGCCCGAACCTTCCGGCTCATCCAAGACGGCCCCTCCTCGAGGGCCCCCGGGGCCGGTTCCGGGGCGGACTAAAGTTCCGCCTCCGGTCCACCGATGAAGAGGGGCAAGGGAGGACCGGAGACCATGAGCGAACGAACGATCGAGCGAGCGGCGAAGGACTTCAGGGCGCGGGCGCGAGAACTCGCGGCCGCGGCGTTGAGCCGGACGAACGGGGTCACGGCGGCCCTCGAGGTCGCGGAGTACGCGGCCCAACTCGAGGCGCGCGTCCTCGAGCTTCAACTCGCGGTCGGCGTCGACCACCTAACCCGAGTGAAGAGCCGGGCGGCGATCGAGGCCTTCCTCGACCTCGAGCTTCAGCGGACCGCGCGGACCGCGGCGCCGACCTCGGTCCTCGTGGTGGACGTCGACCACTTCAAGCGGGTGAACGACGAGCGCGGGCACGCGGCGGGCGACGAGGTCCTCCGCGCGATCGGCGCGGCCCTGAACTCGAGCCGGCGCGCGACCGACGCGGTCGGGCGGGTGGGCGGCGAGGAGTTCGTCCTCGTGCTCTCGAACTCTGACGAGCTTCAGGCCTACCACGCGGCCGAGAGGATCCGCCAGTCGATCGAGGCGCTCGAGTTCCCCGGCCTCCCGGGCCTCGAGGTGACGGCGAGCGTCGGCCTCGCGATCGCGCGCGGCGCGACGGACCGGGAGGCGTTCGTCGCGCGGGCCGACGTGGCCCTATACCACGCCAAGAGCGGCGGTCGGAACCGGGTCCACGTCGCGGCGTAGGCTAACCTCGGGGGATGGACGAGAAAGCCGAACGCCGCGCGAAGACTCTCGGGCTCCAAAAGCTCTTCGACGAGAACGGGAAGTTCCGCCTCGGGAAGTTCCTCCTCGACGGGACGGGTCACTTCTTCATCGCCTTCGGGGCCGCCCTGCTCGTGGCGCTCCCGGCCAAGCTCCGCGGGTGGAGCGCGGGCCGCTGCGCGTGGGTCGGCGCCCTCGTCGGGTTCGCCGCGATGCTGATTCGGGAGGTCGTCCAACTCGCGACGACCGGCTCGCTCCACGCGATCGACCGCCTCGTCGACCTCGCCCCGGCGGCGCCGGGCGGCGCCGTGGCCGGACTCGTGGTTTGGGGGGCGCTCCGGCTTTGGGACCGGCGCCGGAAGGCCTAATCCTCGGGCGGGGGCGGGGGCGCCTCGGGCTTCGGCTTGCGCCGGAAGACCCCGGCCACCTTGAGGGCGCCCTCTCGAACCTTCTTCGCCCCCATCAACGCGAACCAAACGGGGACGACCAAAAGGGGAAACGTCTTGCTCATCGCTCGGGGCTCCCCGCCTCGGGCGCGCACGAGGGGACCTCCTCGCCCCGAAGCTCCGCGACGTAGCAGTCGAACGCGTCGAGTTCGGAGAGGAAGTCGTGGAGGCCCCGGCGGGTCTCGCACCCGGCCTCGAGCGCCGACTCGCAAACCTCGACCACGATCCGGGTCGGGCGGCACGAGTCCCCGTCCCCGGGCTGGCAAACGAGGACGAACTCGTCGATCGCGGCGTCCCCCGGCATCGGGGGCCGGCGGACCCTAGTCGCGACGACGTCGGCGGCGCAGGCGAACGACGAGAGCGCCGCCAGTAGCGCGGCCGCCCTCGAGAACTTGCTCGGCCTCACGCTCCACCTCCTGCCCCTTGGCGACGACGTCGACCTTCGCGGCCGAGCTTCCCTCTCGCCGCGCCGACGCGACCGCGAGGCGGATCCCGTAGAGCGTCACGAGAACGAGGGCCGCGACGAGAAGGTACGGGACGGCGGCCGCCACGGGTCACTCGTGCTTCACGGCGGATTGATCCTCGGGGTGCTTCCCGCGGCCGGCGAGGAAGTCCACGAGCCGGCGGAGCAAGAGTTCGGCCGAGCCGAGGTACCCCTCGAACTCGTCGACCTTCTTCCCCGGGAGAAGAGCCGCGAGGCGCTTCGCCGCCTCGACCACGATGAGCAGGCCGAGGAGGTAGACCGCGTACCCGCCGAAGGGGTTCTCGCTCGGAACGGAGGGGTCGCCGGGAATCGAGGGAACGCTCGGGTCGGTGACCGGGACCGCCTGCGCGAGGGCGCTCGAGGGATTCACGAGTTCGACGATCGTTCCGACGCCGAGGACGGCGACGAGCGCGTACGCCAGCGCGGCCGCGAGGGCGAGCCGACGCGGGGACCCGCGCAGGGAACCGAAGACGACGAGGCCGAGCAGGCCGAGGCAACCGAGCAGAACGGCGGCGAGGATTGAGAGCACGGGGAGGACCTCCGAGTTCGCGTGGGCGGCCCGGGGGGCCGCGGTTCGGAGTCCAGTCTACCCCGTCGGCCGGGCGCCGGCTACCCGACGAGTTCGAAGTGTACGAGGTCGTTGAAGGTTTGGTCGTCGAAGAAGGTATCGCCGTCCCAATCTCCGCCCCATCGAATCCGGATCCCCAGGACCAGGGCGCGGCCCTTCACGAAGCCCGCGAAGTGGTAGAAGCGCGCGAGCGCCGCGCGGTCGGGTTTCTTGGTCCGCAGGTCCTCGCCCCAATTCACCCCGCCCGGAGCTCGAGGATCGAACGGCGCAGCGTCCACGGCCCGCGAGGGCTGGGCGTTGTGCTCACCGGTGGGCCAGCGCTTCTTCGAGGCGCCGCGCGCGAAGGCCGCGTCCTGCTCGACCTGGCCGCGGTGACCGCAGAGAATGACGCAGTCATACTCGCGGATCACGTCCGCGAACAGGACCTCGAGCGCGGGCGCGCAGGTCTGGAGCCGGGCAACGCTGCGGTCGCTGAACGTCGGCATCTACCGGCAGACCTCGAGGTGGCGCTCGAGCGCGGCGCCGAGCCGTTCGGTCGAGGCGGCGGCGCGCTCCGCCGCGTGGGCGGCCCGCTCGGAAGCCTTAGCCGCGTTGGCCGAGGTCTCCGCCACGTCGGCGATGACCCGCATCGTCTCGCCGTGGCGCTGGTCGTGGAGATTCTGCCGAAGGATCTCGGCCTGAAACACCTCCGCGTGACTCGAGTACCCGTTGCTTCCCCCGGTCTTCCCGTTCTGGGACCGGGCTCGGTTCCACACGTGGACACCTCCTCCGCCTGCGGAGACGGCGAGAACGACGGCCGCGATCAAGGTCCCGACGTCCTTGAGTTCCATCACCATCGCGGGCCTACGCTTTCTGGATGGCCGTGATGGCCATCCACGTGTAGTTGCCGTTGTTGACGGTCTTCGAGCCGCCGGCCTGGATGCCGATGCGGACGGAGAACACGTCTCCGGGGACGCACTCCGCGACGCACGGCAGGACGACTCGGGAGGGACCCTCGGTCCCGTCGAACGCGATCCGGTCCCCGCCCGCGAACGCGGCGCCGTTCTTGAAGATCTCGATGCGCTGGTCGCCGTTCGCCGAGGCGGTGGCGATTTCGCAGCTGGCAACGATCGAAACCTTGGTCACGCCGGCCGGGACGGTGAAGTCCCCGGACGTCGGCGCGAACCAGCCGCCGTCGTCGTAGATTTCCGAGTCGAACGTGATGGCGTCGGTGGTGCCGTTGCCGCCGCTCGTCTGGGTGCCTCCGGACTTCCGAGCCTTGGCGCCCGAGTGGATGATCGTCGAGCCGCTCGGGAGCGAGCTGTTCGCGAGAACGAAGCGGTCGTTCGCCAGGTCGTAGCGCGCGAGGGCGTCGCGCGTCGTCCCCAGGTCGTTCGCTGAGAGGGCGGACGCGTCCTCCCGAACGACGCTCTTGGCGCCGAGCGAGTTGACGTTGATCGTCGCGCCCGCGGTGTTGTTGACGCTCGGGCGCCACCGCACGCGCAAGCCGTCGAGCAGCACGGCGGGCGCCTGCTTGGTTCCGATCTTCGTGAGGGTCTGCGCGTTCGCGGCGCCGCCGCCGGTGTAGAAGTCGCCGCCCCCAACGTACCCGGCGATCGCCTTCCCGAGTTGGTTCAAGTCCCCATTCGAGAGCGCGAGGCCGAGTTGTTCGATGACGTTTTGAAGCTCCGAGGGGACTTGGTTCCACTCCGCCGCGGAGAGCGTCCCGCCCGTGATCTTGTCGTTCAAGTCTTCCACGTTTCGGGCTCCTCTATCTCTCGACGTACCCGGTCACGTAGACGACGTCGACGTGCGCCGGTTTCAAATGCCTGAAAAGGCATTGTACCAAGGCTTGGTCGTCGTTGCCGAACGTGAGGGGGAAGGTGTAGGTGAAGTCGTTGTCCGGGTCCGAGGGCATGTCGACGAGGATCGTGTGAAAAGCTGCCCTCGCGTTGGGGAAGAAGTGAAAGGGGAAGGTGAACGGGAAGATCCCGTGGCGGGATCCCGGGATGATGAAGGCCGTCACCCCGAACCGCTCCGCGAGGTCGCCGAAGTCGCCCCCCGTCTGAATCCCGAGGAAGGCGAGCTTCGCGAGCACGTTCCGGCGCCGGACGTCGGGGTCCGAGTCCACGTCGAAGCACTCGTCCGGGATTCCGACGGCGCTCTCCCACTCCTCGAGCATGAGAACGGTTTCGTCCGGGAGGATCTCCCGGCGGAACTCCTCGAGCGCGCCGTCGACGCGCAGGAGTTCGCCGGCGAGTCCCTCGAGCAGGGATCGAAGGACGGTCCCGGAGACGCGTCGGGCGGTGAAGGCCTTCCCGCTCCCGACGTACGCCGCGATCGCCTCGACTTCCTTCAGGAGGTTCGACGCCACGCTTCACCCCTACGGGAAGATTACGTTTCCGAGAACTCCGAGTTCGCCGGCCGCGATCGCGACCGTCCCGGTCGGAGTCGATAGCGTGAAGGAGTTCACCTCGTCCCCGGTCTCGACGTCGACCGTGTTGAAGATCGCCGAGCGGTAGGCGTCTTGCACGATCGGGACGCTCACGTCCACGCGCTCCGCGAAGAGTTGCCGAAGGTTCTCCACGATCGTGGTCTTCATCGACGCCGTGTTCGGGGACAAGGCCGTGAAGGTGAAGTCGACGAACACGGGAGACGGCGCCAAAACGATGAGGTCGTCCTCGTCCGAGTTCGCCGGGAGGATCGTCAAGAGAAGTTGGTAGACCGCGTCGACCTCGGCGCCGCTCGGGATCGGGTCGTCGTCGTTGTCCCGCGTGAAGTAGATCGTCACTTGGCCGACTTGGGGGGTGATCTCGAAGACGAAGACCCTCGTCACGCCCGGGATCGTCTTCGCGAGCGCCACGATCTCCGCCACGTTGAAGTGGGCGATCGGGTTTTGAATTCGCTCGAGCAGGCGCGCGCGGAGCGCCGCGTCCCCCTCGCGGTCGGCGCCGCCCCCGAGTTCGGCGAAGTCCACGCGGACCACGTCGTCGAATCCGACGATCGGGCTCTCGAACTTCAGCGCCGCGTCGAAGGGTTGATCTTGGTCGGACCCGGCCTCGACGCTCTCGAGCGAGAGAACCGCGTCCTCGAATTCGAGGGTGATGATCCCGGTCGCCGGCCACGAGGGGGCGCCCGACACGTTGTATTGAATCGTGTCCTCGTCCACGATGGCGAGGATCGGCGCGTCGACCACGTTGAACTCGACCTCGTTCGCTCCGAGGACCGTGATTCGGACGTTCGTCCCGAGGCCGTGGGGTCCGTCCGTGGTGAGGATCGCGACGTCGTCGACCCGCTCGATCAAGGTCACGCCGAGGACCTTGAGCGTCACCTCGGCGTCCGCTTGGACGGCGTATTGCTTCCCGTCGTTCGCCGCGACGATCGTCCCTCCCTGAACCACGGCGCCGAGGGTCCCGACCGCGACCGCGTTTCCGACCGAGGGGGCGCCGGCCGTCCGGGTGACGCCGAAGATCGCGGCCCATCGCTCGAGGTTGACGACGGCCGTGTCGGGGAGCGCCTCGAGCGCGGCGACGCCGATCGCGTAGTAGACGTCGAAGACCCGGTTCGCGAGCCCCACGATGAGGGCCCGGATGAAGGAGTTCTTCAGGCTCGGCTTTCCGCCGAAGGGCGCGAGCGCGAGTTCGACGTCGGAGATGATCCGGTCGGCGACCTCGGCGGCGTCCGCGGGAGACGTGAGCGGCATCCTAGACCCCCGTGTTCTGCCAAAGCTCGAAGTACCGGCGCTCGACCACGGAGGGGCTCCTCTCGATCGTGAGGTCGAGGGAGAGTCCCCCGACGCTCGTCGGAACCGCCCGAACCTCCACGATGGCGACCGCGAGGCCGTCGTCGACGAGCCATTGTAGCGCGGCGCGGGCCGCGTCCTCGATTTGGTTCATGGTCGTGCGGGTGAGCCGCGTTTGTTCGAAGAGCCACAACTTCGAACCCATCTCGACGCCCGGGGTCTGCTCGTTCCCGATCCACCCGCGCCGGCGCGAGGACTCCGCCACCTCCGACTCGTTCGCGCGACGATCCCCGAAGAGCGAGACGACGATCGCCGTGTCGAAGAAGTCCCGCGTCTCGAGGTCCCCGTCGAACCCGATCCGAAGGTCGAAGATCCCGCCCTCGAGCGGGTCGAGCGTGAGGTCGATCCCGATTCCCATGAGCGCGGCTCCCTAGCTCCCCTTCAGAATGACGGTCGTGTCCGTGTCGGCGACCATTTGCTGATTCGGGGGATCGGTGGTCGGGTTGCCGGGGACGTCGTGGTCGTGCGAGTTGTACGTCGCCATCGCTACCTCGTTCAATAGCTTGAGGGTAGCGCCGAGCGCGATTTGAATGTCCGGGGCGTCGATGCTGGCGAGCCCGCCGGCGGCGATGGCGGCGTTCGCCCCGGCCACGACGTCGACGTTCCCGACCGCCTCGACGCTCGCGTTCCCGGCCGCGGCGACGCTGGCGTCTCCGCCCGCCTCGACGTCCACGTTCCCGCCGGCGACGACGCTCACGTTCGCCGGGGCGTCGACCACGATCGAGCCGTCCGCCATGAGGTGGACCTTCGCCCCCGTGGCCGGGTGGTAGAGGACGACCTCCCCGACCGCGATCGGATGGGGCCGGCTCTTCGGGGAGCCGGGCAGGGCGACGCGCGAGGCTGGGTCCCCGCTCATGGCGAGGAGGACCGAGAGTTCCCCCGCCGGCGCGTTCGCGTGGAGGCCGTAGGGATACCACGCCACGGCGTCTCCCGGGCGCCCGAGGTAGAAGACTTGCGAGGTCGGGAAGTCCCCGGAGTCGACGCCGTCCCGGGTCGTGAGGGCCCATCGGACGACGTACTTCAGGGCGCGCGCGACGAGGTTCTTCCCCGTGCCGATCATGGCGCTACTCCTCCTCGCCGGCGACGCCCGAGTCGGCCTCTCCCGAGTCCTCGGAGACGAGCCCGAGCCCGAGTTCCTGATTCTTCGGGTCCGCGAGGTCCAAGGTGTACGCGTCCTTCTCCACGAGCGCGAGCGTCGCGACGCTCCCGCCCTCGGGAGTGAACTCGAACTTCACGCCGTTTACCATCATGTCGGCGTCGATCCCCGCGAACTCGTCGAGCACGCGGACGAGGACGTTCGGGGTCCAAAGCCGACCCTTGAAGTCCCGGAACCCGTCCACGCTGGCGGAGTACACGCGCGCGCGGGCGCGCCGGAAGCTCGCCTCCCACCTCGCCCGCTTGTCGCCCTCCGCCGCGGAGTAGGCGGACTCGGACGCCACCACCATTTGGCGGCCGCGCCGGACGCCTCGGTCCGTGACGACCCGGCCCTCCCCTTGGCTCACGATCGAGGCGAGGTCGACGCCGGCCGCGAAGAGCGTCGGGACGACGTTCAATTGCGAGAGCGATTGGTAGCGCCGGAAGCGCCCGGTCGAGTCGTAGGAGACCGACCACGAGAGGACGTTGTTCTCGTCGCTCTCGACCCGGTGGAGGAGGGTCGCGCCGCTTCGCCCCCCACTCGGCCGCGCGATTACGAGGTTCCCCTCCGCGTTCGAGTTGAGGAGGACTTGTCGCTTCCGCGCGAGCGCCTCGAGGAACTCGAACACCGGCTTCCCGGGCTCGGGCGCCGCCATGTCCTCGGCTTCGTTGAACCGCTCCGGGCTGGCGAGGTCGACCACCTTCACCCCCGAGTCGAGGTGGGAGAGGACCCGGCGCGCGATGGTGGCGAGGCCGATCGGCGCCCGAATGTCGGCGAGAACCCCGAGCGTGGAGTCGACGAGGTCGGCCACGAGGTCGCGGCCCTTGAGCGAGATTTCGTGGTCCGCGGAGTCGCCCGAGGCGTCCACGATTTCGAGCCACCCGGTCGCGTAGAGTTCCCCGTCCGCCAGCACGCGGCACGCCTCGCCGCCCTTGAAGGGGAAGGGCTTCCCCTCGCTCGAGGTCGCCTCGAAGGAGAAGCTCCGACAAGCGGCGTCCATCCGAGCCTCGACCGCGGCGGAGGTGAAGCCCGCGTATCGCACTCCGCCGACTTCGATTTCGAGGCTCACGCGGTGAGGACTCGGACGGGCCCCTCGTCGATCGTGGAGTCCGTGAGTTCGTTGAGCTTCGCGAGTTCCGCCCCGCGCTCCGAGGTCCCGTAGTATTGGAACGCGAGCAGGCGCGCGGAGGTTTGCTCCGTGCGGACCGTCACGATCCGGGGCTTGACGTCGCGCTGGGCGTCGAAGAAGGCGTTCGCGTCCACGCGGAGGAGATTGATTTCCTCCTGCGCCTCGTCCCCGAGCGCGCCCGAGGCGACGAGCTTTTGGTACTGCGCTTCGAGGGACTCGGAGGTCGCGTCGACCTCCTCCACGGTCTCGAAGTCGATTTGGGCGGCGGCCTCGTACGCGCGCGCGAGCGCGAGGGCTTGGGTCGAGGAGTTGAGGGCGTCCCGGTTTCGCTTCCGCTCGATCCGCCCGGCCGTGTTTTGCGGGATGGGAACGTCGTCGTCCCCGAAGGAGAAGAGCTTCGAGAGCGAGTCGAACGAGTTCCGGCTCGAGCCGTGGATCGAGGAGAGGCTCGTCACGAGGCCGACGAGGGAGTTCCCGAGGCGGGTCGGGTCAGACGCCAGCGGGACGGCCCCACCCTCGAAGCCGTCGAGGAGCCGGTTGAACGAGTCGACGTCCTCCTCCCCGGCCGCGAAGGTGGTCGAGGCGCCCCGCACGACGGAGGCGATCGCCGAGATTTTCGAGACCCCGTCCGAAAAATTTCCCGTGAAGGCCTCCGTGATGGAGAAGTTCTTCCCCACGTTCGCCCCGGCCGCGTCGGAGGCGGACTTCGCGCGCGCGAGGACCGACCCGAGGACGCTCTCGCTCGGCTCCGGGAGCCCGTCCGCGTTCGAGATGGCGAATTGAACCTCGAGCTTCGCGTCGCCGAGCGCGGTCAAGTCCTCCGCGAGGGAGTACGAAACCGCGACCACGTTCTCGAGCCGGCCGTAGAACGGGTGAACGAGAACGCCCGGGCCCTTCTTCTCGAGCGCCGCGAGCAGCGCGTCTCGAACTTCCTTGTAGGTCTGAAGGACCGCGCCGGAGGGGTTCCGCCGCGCCGCCACGACCCCCGAGATGGAGAAGTCCCGTTGTTTCTTCCCGAGGTCCTCCACGACTTGAAGGTCGGAGTTCGC